GTAGCAGGAACACCAAGCACTAAGAGCGTAAATGTTAGCCATGTAGGTGCGAGCGGATACCCAACTCTTACATTAAATGATGATATTTTTACAGGATTCAGTAGAGAAAGTAACGGCTGGCTTTATTCAACTGCTGGATCTGGTCAAATTTTACTAGCTTCTGGCATATATTTGGGATCAACCAACATGCTTAGATGGGAGGAAGGCGCCACCCCAGTAGGAACAGGAACAATGACATCCATCGGAAGAAACACCACAGGAGTTCTTGAAATAAACAACGGCACGGCGGGGCAGTATCGCGACTTGAACCTTCGCAACCTAACAGCAAGCGGCACGGTGACGCTAGGGGCTTACACGGTGGCAACATTGCCAACTCCCGCAACTGGAATGACCGCTTATGTCACGGATGCCAACGCCACAACCTTCGCTTCAACAGTAGCAGGAGGCGGTGCAAACGTAGTTCCTGTTTTCTACAATGGCACAAACTGGATCATCGCTTAATCAAATAAATATATGGAAAGAATCGTAATCACATTCAATCAAGACGGCTCATTTCGGGGCGCATCAGTAACCGACTTTGACGGATTGCCGCAACCTTTAGACGAGGCTGGACTTGCTGCCGTTGCGCCAAAGATCAACGCAGCATCTCTAGCCGCCAAAGAAGCCGCTGAAACGGAATTGGCAGAATCCAAAACCAAAGCAGAGGCAGACTTGAAAGCTGAACAAGAACAAGCGGCAAGCAAGCTATCAGAAGTCAATGCCAGCCTATCCGCTGAAAAAGCAAAGGTCGCAAGTCTTGAGGCTTACAAAACCGCCATGATTCAAAAGGTATCGAGCGCACTGGCATCAAACGACCTAGAAACCATCCAAGCACTCGCAGTTGAATTCCTCACTCCAGAGGAAGAACTTAAACGCGCCGCCAAACTAGCGCAACTCGAAGCACTCAAAGCAGAATTAGGGCTATGATCGATCCCGACGACGACGAATTTGGCGAGGGAGCTTGTGACAAGATCATAGGCTTTCTTGCTGGGTGCATTGCGATTTATCTAATTATCACAATAGCTTATTTATTGACCAGATGATGCACGACCAACTTCTCTTTCTTTCAACTAAACTAGTCGCATCATTTGCGGGGGCAGTTATTTCATTTATGGCGCAACCTGCAATATCAGCGATTGAAAACGCTCCTCCTTGGCTGGCAGAATACGGAGCAATCGGGGCTATGTGCGGCTTCCTTGTCTATGCGCTGCGAGTCATGCACACGATCAACCAGAACCTCCAGAAAGATTGGAGAGAGGACAGGCGCAAGGCTGAAGCCGAGCGTCTTGCTGACCGCGACACGTTCTGGGGAAAGATCGAAAACCTGTTCGATGAGGCCGCGAAGTCACGCGAGCAGCTCGGCGAAAAGTTTGAGAGGCTAACCAGCGGGATCGAAGTCTCGTGCAAGAAACATTCCGACGCGATCGATTCACTCGAACGCACGGTCAAGAACCACGTCAGCAACCATCAGCAATGATACCGACAGGATCAGTAATCGACATTCCTTTGCCGTCTCCTTTCCTGAGTCGGTTTAAGTTTATAGCGGTTGAAAGACATTCCGATGGTGAAATCTTTGTTGAACTACTTGCACCGCTAGTAGTCACTACCCGCAAAGGACGCATCGAAGTGCCTAAAGGGTTCTTGAGCGATGGAGCATCTATCCCTTGGGCAGCGAGGTGCATTGCAGGCGATCCGTTCAATTTTGAATACCTTCACGCAGCCATCATCCATGACGCGCTATATCGGCAGAATTTCCTTGATTTCATCACGCGCAAGGAAGCCGATTTGATCTTCCGTGACTTAATGTGGGACACTAAAACGCCTAAGTGGAAAGTCCCGCCGTTCTACTCAGCCGTGCGCATGGGTGGATGGGTTTCTTATAAAAAGCACACGAACATAGAAATAACACCAGAAGCATGAAACTACTAATTTTAACGGCATGTTTTGCCCTTTCTAGCTGTAATTTAACGGTATCTCCAGACGGAACTCGCCATTGGTCAATCAATGGAGAAGTGGCACGGGCGATAATCATTCAATCGACTAAGTAATGAGCGCGAAACTACCAAACGAGATCGTAAAGATTGCTCTGGCTGAAGTAGGAACTACGGAAGTAAACGGGACAAACTGCGGAGTTCGCGTAAATGAGTATAAATCATCTACATGGTTGCCAGCGGATAAAGGATGGCCGTGGTGCGCGGCTTTTGTAGGGTGGGTGATTATGCAAGCCATGAAAAGCGCAGGCATTAAAGAAACCGCTACGTTTAAACGCCCTAGAACTGCGGGCGCATGGGATTATGAGAACTGGTCTAAAGAGCAAGATCAAAGCACCTGGACAAAGAAGCCGCATAAGAATGACATCGAAGCTGGCGATATTGTCATATTCAAGTTCTCGCATATTGGCATAGCTATTGGCAAACCAGACGCAAATGGATTTGTTATGGTATGTGAAGGAAATACAGATTCCGCTGGTAGCCGTGAAGGTGGCGCAGTTCTACGCAAGAAACGCCATGTCACCAAGATACGATCACGGATTAGATTCCGCGTCTAAACATCCATAACGGCTATTTAAACCATCCAACCGACCATGAAGCTACCACGCCAAGTCAAAATTGCAGGACAAACCGTTAAGATTCGCGTGGGTAAGTTGGAGAACGCTTACGGGCAATACGAGCATGAGGATAGGACTATCTGGATTTCGGATAAGATCAAAGACTACAAAACACAAGTCTTGACACTTCGACATGAGATGCTAGAAGCAACCCTGCTTATATCTGGTGTGGGCTGGGCTGAAAAATACGAATCTGAATGTGTGGTGAGGGTGGTTGATGAAATCTTTTTTCCTGCTTACGAATCCCTAAACTTATGAGTTTCAAGAAATTTATCATAGCGGCAGATAATCACGGGTCGATGATTCACCAAGAGTCGCTTCAGAAGCTTATGAGCTTTTGTGATTCGTGGAAGCCACATTACAGGGTTCACCTTGGAGACAACTGGGATTTTGCCCCATTGCGCGGTGGAGCTGGAGCAGAGGAAAAAGCGGGTGGTTTATCTGATGATTTCAAGGCGGGGATTTCCTTTCTTGATACATATAAGCCCAACTTCCTTACTTTGGGAAACCATGACGCAAGGATTTTCGAAATGGCACGTTCTACCACAAACGGATTGCTTCGGGAACATTGCCAAGGGCTTTGTGATTCCGCGGAAAGACAGTTTGCCAAGCGCAAGATCACTTGGATTCCCTACAAGGTTGGGGCTTACCTTTTGATGCCAGATAGCAATGTTAAGCTAATCCACGGATTTCACAGCGGGGTAAATCCTGCTAAGATGCACTATGAGCGGTATGGGGCTTGCGTTCACGGTCACGTCCACGCACCAAACCAATACACCGCGCGGCATATCGAAGGTGGTGAAGCACATTCTATCGGCTGCATTGGCGACATTGAACAAATGGAATATGCAGATCGCCACACCGCCAAACTAGGCTGGAGACAGGGATTTGCATACGGGATAATCAACACTAAAACAAAAGACACAAAAATATGGCACGTCACCAAAGAACACAACACTTGGATAAGTCCACAAGGAATCATCTAAGCGCACTAGACGCACTTATCCAAGCCGAGGTAGAATCAACCAAGCCAAAGCAGGAAGGCGAATTTACAATCGTTGAATACCGCGAGAAGATGGCTGTTCTGGGCATGCCAGTTTCCGATACGGTTGCCAGGCGCAAGATGAGAATTTTGATTGATTCTGGCGTATTGACTAGCCGCAAATCCAACTCAACGGGTTATCCAGTTTACTATAAATTCCTATGAAAATTACACTTGAACCAACAGACCTAAACCAAGCACCACATAACCTTCATCCGACCGTTTCAGTTGCCACGTCTTACGATGACATGACGATTGAGGAAATGTTCGAGGGGTTAATAATCCCTGCATTACAGGCTATTGGATTCCAACAAGAGACTATCGACAAGTATCTAGGATTGGATAACGACCTATAAATCAGTCCAAATGACTGGTTTTTGTATGTCATAATACGCAAAGTGTGACGTTTTTAGTCATTTTTTGTATATTCCAACCCGTGATGATTTGTCACGGTTTGACCATATTGCCGATTCCGACAAAAAGGTTTTTTTATTTTTAGCTTATCTTAGCTTACTTTTAGCCAAGTTTAGCTTAACCTAATCTCCAGAAGAAAGAGCGAGGATTTTAAACATAGTTCGACCATTGCTGGCAAAACTATGTTTTAATCTCCGTCAGATGTCGGTCGGATTATCGCATACCTAATTAAAGGAACTAGCAGTAGCTTCGGGATGTGGCAGTAAGAAAGCATCAAACCCGCTAGTTGTTACACACTTATTATTCTCGCTTCATTTCAGTCAGGCGAGAAACCTTGTAACCTTCCCAGCGGCTTAGATTCAGCAGTATTAGCTTTCCTTGCCTTAATATGTAGAGGCTACTCGCTGGAAAGAGAAAGGAGCCACGACTAGCGGTCTGAACCCCCACTAGTAACGTGACTCCTTTTCTTGAAGGAAAGTCTAGGCTTATGAGGGTTCAGCTCGATTGCCAAGGAAAAAATAAGATATTTTATTTCATTGGTCAATACCATTTTACCAATCGGTGAAAATAATTTGATTTATACATAAATAAATCTTGCAAACAGGTAAACGCTAGGTTTATCTAATTCCAGCAAGGAGAAAAACCCTATGTTTAAATCAATATATTTTATCAAACCAGAAGCCTTGATCGTATGCAAAATCTGCAAAGAACCGCACAAGGTTTCTGCGCCTGAATTAGTATTCGACAAGGAAGGGCTAAAAGACTTAACAGAAGTAACTATTACAGATGCTCTCATCGAACGGCAAAAAGTTGACGGATGGCATCATGAGTATTGCCCTAGATGCACGCACATGAACGCAGCCAGAATTGCTGAGGAAGAATTTAACGAACAAATCTAAAACTATGATTGAACCACAATACGAAGACCAGAACCGCTATACTGCGCCGCCAGACAACGATCCAGAACCTAAAACCTATGACGGATACCAGATTGGCTTATTCGTCATGTCGTGCCTACCAGATGGCAAAGAACATCAATACCAAATCCACGAAATCAAGGAACATCTGAAACTAGCCATCGACGGGCTAGAGGATGAGTTCTACGGCATAGACACCATTTAATTTTACCAAACAACACTATGACAAACAATACACTAGAAATAACGGAATTCGAAATCGTCCCTAACGATCTTGGATTAGAACCAGAAGCTAAAACATCTCTTGAAGTCGCATTTAGCGGTTTCTTTGAAGAAGCACGTAAATGGAAAGAGAAATCTGAACTGATTACCAGCCCGAAAGACGCACGGGCGGCTAGACTCGAAATCAAGAACTTGCGGGTATCGGCTGAGAAAACACGCAAAAAACTAAAAGAGGATAGCTTGCGTATGGGTAAGGCTATCGATGGAGCAAATAACATTCTTCTCGCTTTGATTGTTCCTATTGAAAACGCCTTTGAAGAAATAGAGAAAGCAGAAGAACGCGCTGAAGCCGCACGGATTCAGGCTTTAAATGAATTCCGTTTAGCTGAATTAGAGAAGATCAACCATGTATCACTTGGAGTTAATCTTGGAACACTCACAGACGAACAATGGGGTGCATATTTGCAACAAGCTCAGGACGCCAACCAAGCACGTATTGAACGTGTAGCTAAAGAAGCATCTGAAGCCGCTGAAAAACTCAGATTAGAAGAATTAGCCAAAGAAGAGCAAAGATTGGAAAACTTGAGGCTAAAAGCCGAGGCAGAGGCTCGACAGAAAGAACTTGATGACGCACGCAGAATCGCCGCAGAAAAGGAAGCTGAATCACAAAAGGAACGACTCAAAGCAGAGGCAAAAGCGAAAGCAGAAACAGAGGCTCGTCAACGCGCTGAGAATGAAGCTCGTGAATTGCGCGAGGCTGAAATCAAACGTCAAGCCGAAATCGAAGCCAAGGCAAAAGCAGATGAATTAGCAGCCAAGGAATCAGCTAGAAAAGCTGCCGCCGCTCCAGATAAGCAGAAGTTAATTGATTTTGCTCAAGTAATCCGATCTTTGGAGTTACCAACCGTTAAAAGCGAAGATGGTAAAAAAACACTTCTTGAAATCAGCGATAAAGTGGAATCGTTTGCCAAGTGGATTGAGACACAAGCCAATAAGATATGAGCGTCCACACGAATACTAAACAACGTGCCATCATGAAGGCTAAGAAATCCGTTTCTCGCATTTTGCCAGCTGGTGGGTTTAACTTCCAGATCCAACATGAGAACGGGTTATTTACCATGCCATCACCATTCAAAACAACCCAAGCCGTAAGATCACAAGCACTGATAGACAAGGCACGCAAAGAACTGGGATTGCCGCCAGTTAAATACAAGGGTGGATTCTGGCAAGAATACTTACAATGAACACAAAACAAGACCAACTAATGCAGGAATTCGCAAACATCCTCGAACGGGCTGAAAAGAACCACACCGAGGCTTACGCTGAACTCACCAAAACCGACAAAAACAGTCCCGACAGACCGTTAAAAGCAACCCTTGAATCATTCTATAACGGATGGCTCGAAGGAGTTAAACACATGAACAATACAGCGAAATACCACCTAGAATGAGCAACACCGAACTAAAACCAATCACGAAAGATTCATCCATTAAGGATATTATCAATTCACCCGCAATGCAGGAGCAATTCGCCGCTGCTTTGCCTAAGCATCTATCGCCTGAGCGTTTTGCCAGGATTGCGATAACGGCATTGACACGCACCCCGAAGCTAAAAGATTGCACAAAAGAAAGCCTCTTTAAATGCTTACTTGACCTTTCGGCAATGGGTCTTGAACCAGATGGACGTAGAGCCTATTTAATCCCCTATGAGAACCGCCGCTTAGGAGTTACCGAATGCCAGCTTCAAATCGATTACAAGGGGCTTGTAGAGCTTGTGAGACGGTCTGGGGATGTAGTCAAGATTCATGCGGATATAGTATGCGAGAATGATACCTTTGAACACGGCATGGGAGAGATTAAAGAACATACCTATGACTTGAAAGCAGATCGTGGCGAACCGTATGCAGCTTACGCACAAGTCACGCTGAAAGATGGCAGCGTTCAATGCGAAATCATGTCAAAAGCCGACATCGAGAAGATTCGTGCCAAGTCAAAAGCCGCACAAGGCGACCCGTGGAAAGATCATTGGGGAGAGATGGCAAAGAAAACCGTTTTCCGCCGTCTCACTAAATGGCTGACCCTTTCACCTGAAATCATGGAGAATATCCACAAGGTTGACGAATACGAGTTTCGGCCGATGCGAACCGTGAATCATCATCACACGCCACTAGCCGCTCCGATCAATCCATTTGAGAAACCATCATTTGAGGCTATCGAAGCACCGACAGAAACCCAAACGGAGGACGAAAAATGGTAATCTGGCCTAATTTAAATCAACAGGATGACGCATGGTTTGCCACGCGCGCGGGCAGACCCACAGCAAGCCGTTTTAAGGACATTATCACGCCAGAGGGGAAAGACTCCAAGTCATGGGAGAAACTCGCTCTAGAGCTGATTGCAGAGTCAATACACCCGACAGAGTTTCAAGGCTTCGATGGCAATCACGATACTGACCGTGGGAACGAGATGGAAGATGTAGCACGGAAGTATTACGAAGAACAAACGGGATACAAAGTAACGCAAACGGGATTCATCACAAGAGATGATTACGTTATCGGCTTTTCGCCCGATGGCTTGATTCTTTCAAATGGTGAACCACTAGCCAAGGACGGTTCAAACATAGCTCACGGATTAGAGATTAAATCACCACGCAGGAAAGGACACGCCGAAACGCTAATCACTCAACAAATGCCATCTGAACACAGGCCACAGGTTCACGGGTCAATGGCTTGTTCAGGATTAACTAGATGGGATTTTGTGAGCTACAATAGCGGATTCAATAAGCAATTCATCACAGAGATTCATTGGGATGAATACACCGATAAATGCGCTGATGCACTAGATCGTTTCTTGATCTTCTACGCAGAATACCGCGAGAAAAACTTACCATTATTGACATGAAAGCAGGGGAACTAAACAAGCAGTATCTTCTGAACCTTTTAAACCGTCTATTCGGGGCTGAAAACGTGGTTTCTGAATACAAGTTTCATCCCGTCAGAAGATGGCGGTTTGACTATGCCGTGCCAGATGCCTTTTTATCGGTTGAATACAACGGCCACGGTGGATTTGTCAAAGCAGGAGGAATGAGCCGACACGGGTCTATTATCGGGCTTACAGGAGACTGTGAGAAGATCAACCAGGCAATAGCGCACGGATGGCGGGTGATTCAATTTACAGCTCTACATTTCCAGCATAAAGACCGCATAAAGCATAAACTCACAGACCCAGAGACAACAATCATGCAAGTAATTGCACAAATACAAACAGAGAAAGAAAACAAACAATGAGCATAATCCGAGTAAATATAAACACCGCCAAGATCGACAAATCCGCACTATTTGAAGGGACAAAAGGAAAATACCTAAATATCACCCTACTTGAAAACAAGGACGGCGAAGATCAATACGGCAATAACTTCATGGTAGTTCAAGACATTGGCAAAGATCGCCGTGACGCTGGCGAGAAAGGCGCGATTCTGGGCAATGCTAAGTATGTAAAGGCGGCAAATGAAACGACCACGAATAAGCCAGCATCCAAGCCAGTAGTTGTCGATGATGGCGACGACGAATCAATTCCTTTTTGACCATGACCGCAGAACAATACAAAAAACACCGCATCAAGTTGGGGCTTACTCAGTCCCAGCTTGCCGAGCGGACTGGCGTAACCAAGAAAACCATCAGTTGGAGGGAGCGAAATGTGACTAAAATCACTAAATCGGCAGAGATTATGATAAAATCTTTGCGCTAAATTGCCTGATAAAATAAGGGAAAATGAAAATAGTTTGAAATAATTGTTGTCAATCGGTGAACATTATGTTCACTTATTCCCATGACCAACACGAACCACACCGCAACCATCGCATTCTTCGCCGCGACTGATTCGAAAACCAAAAACGAAATACTCTCGGCTATTGCTAAACATTACGGAATCAGCGAATCGGAAGCATTTGATGAAGTCACTGACATTGAAGCCGAAAGCCTTCTCGACTATCTTACTGGAAGCATCAGAACTGCTACTAGCTTATTAATGAAACGCCACGGAATCATTGCTTAATAAAATTATGAAATGGAGCTTGAAACTTTTGGAGAGAAAACATGAGGGGTATTGCGCCCCTTTTATATGGTGGGTAAAAAAAGCAGAGGCAGAAAAGAAAATAAGAGAAATAAGTATTGAAAATAAAAACCTAAAGTCAGCTTTAATCTCTGCATCAAGATGGGGTATAAAATCCGAAGGATTTAGTGCCGAAGTTAGCGATTCAATCAGAACATGGGTAGATAACGGCATGATAGGGAAACCACCTGAAACGCCATCATATTACCCGAAATAGAAACAAACCAATGGAAACGATAACAGAAAGAGAAAAAATAGCACTGAAGATGTTTTGTGCAACACTTAACAGAACAATAGAAAAAGCAGACAGAAAGGCATTCCCAGAGGGCGTTTCTAAAGTATTTAAAGAAGAAATACAAGCCGCGTATGAAGCCGCTGACTTTTGGATAGAACAAAGAAAAAACAACCAACCAACACCATGAACGACAAACCGACATACCAAGAACTAGAGACAATGAACGCCAAACTTGCCGACCAACTCAGCAAGGCATTAACCGAAATGGCAAACTGGCAACAACGCGCAATCAACGCCGAACGCCAACAAAAAATTGCCGAGGTCGAACAACGCAATCAAATCATGATGATCGGAGGCTTTAAATGATTATCCTACTAACCATTATCACAGGCCTATTGTTCTTTACAGCTTTAATCGCTAACTATGAGCTTAAACGCCTTAAACGTGAGATCAGATCGGCCGTCAACGAACTATGCAGACAACCAATGCAGAAACCCGTCAAAACTGGCACTTTTAAACGCGTTACTTGGATTAAAGACGCGCCTCTATACCTTGTCATCAAAAATTAACCTTGCCATAATCGCGGGGTGTGGTAGATTGAAGCCGCACTAGTTGCAACGGAGTGAATCCCGTAAATAAAAATGAAACCACAAAATAAACAGTCCTCAACTCGCTTGCCAAGTCCCGTTACATTTCGGGAGATTCACCTTGGCGGGCGGTTTGAGGATTTTTTATTGTCAAAAATATGACCTACACTCAAAAACTCGCAATGCCTGAATGGAAGGCTAAACGTAAAGAAATCCTAAATCGTGACAAAGAAGTTTGCCAAGAATGCGGAAAGACAAGCCAATCTAATCATGCACACCATCAGTATTACAAATCAAGGAGACAGCCATGGGATTACCCGGATTTCTGTTTTATTACGCTTTGTGATAAATGCCATAAAAAACAGCATAGTAAAAACGCACCTTGGAAGGGAGAGGAGTTTTTTGAAATGATACTTAGAACTTATTTTGCAGCCCCGCCACAACTTCAAACACACGTTTTAAATATTCTCATTCATTTTAACGAAGGTAATGATGATGAAAAAAAACTGGCACTTACTAAGTTATCAGAAGCAACCCAAATCGTTCATAAGCCATGAAAAGACCATCATTTCAATTTTACCCATCTGACTGGCTACGGGACACCGCATTAAGAACATGCTCTATTGGCGCGCGTGGTCTTTGGATGGACGTGATATGTTATATGCACGAAGGGAATCCATACGGCCATTTAAAGGTTGGAACTAAGGTTATCCTTCCAACCAACCTTGCGGTTATGGTGGGGGCAACCTTAGGAGAAGTCGAAGGATGGCTTAATGAACTTGAATCAGCAGAAGTCTTTGATCGAGGGGAGGATGGAGAAATAATCAGCCGCCGCATGATTAGAGACGAAAATCTAAGAAGTATAAGGGCTGAGGGTGGCAAAAAGGGTGGGAATCCAGCCTTAACGGGTAAAGGCAAGGTTAGCAGTAAGGTTAACCTAAAGGATAAGCAAAAACCAACCCCTTCATCTTCATCTTCAACTTCATCTTCAAGTATAACCCCTAACCCCTTACAGGGGGATATTGATATTGATTTGATTCCCAAGGAATTGACCGAAAAAGACATGATACCTGCTAACGTGTCCCGAATGAGAGCAAAGCAAAAGGGAATGATGCGAGTAAAAGGGAACACTCCCACAATGGCTAGAATTGGATCATGGTTTAGACGTGGAGAAAAAACGCTCTGGTCAGTTGCCGAGCTGGAATCATTTTTGATTGTCAACCCTACGCCACAAGAAATAAACGGCATGGAGCAACTTTACACCGATAAAGACCTAGATCCAGCTAAGTTCGGATATCGCCGCCAATCTTTAATTACCCTTTTGAATAACTGGCATCAGGAACTAGACAATGCCCGCAAGTATGCAGAACACCTAGAAGCGAAAAGAAACCAATGAGCGATTTTAACCAATACGAAAGCGATTCTGATTCAGTATTGCGCCAGATGCCGCACTCCGTCCAATGTGAAAAAGCGGTATTGAGCGTGGTATTTGCAAACCCGTATAAGCTATCCGAGGTTGCTGATTTGAATGAGGATTTCTTTTATTTGCCTCAAAACAGAACGTTTTTCTTAGTTCTTCGGGACATGATAACGGCAGGTAAGCCCATTGAGATGATTGCATTCATGCAGGAACTACTTGATGAGGGAAAAGCTGACTCAATCGGTGGTGCTGGATATCTTGCCGATATTGCGACTTATCAGCCATCAGATAGCGGGTTTAATCATCATGTTCAGGTATTGAGGGAAAAGTATGCTTGCAGGCTGGCAATCAAAGCGGCCTCAGAAATCACTAGCGTGGCGTTTTCCGCGCCTGAATCATATGAGCTGATACAAGTGACAGGAAACCCCGTGCAAGCGATTTTAGACGCACTCACGGCATCAAAACAAGCCCCTGACGCAAGACAGTTAGGCGCGGAATGGTGGAATCAATACCAGAAGCTACTGAAAGGCGAAAAAAAGCCTATGGGATGGGCTACGGGAATTGAAGAGATGGATCACGCGTTTAAGGGGTTACATCCTGGCATGATGGGGATTATCAGCGCAAGATCATCGGGAGGTAAGTCAACATTGGCAACTCAGATGATGTGCGGGCTGGCATCGAAGGAATTACCAGTTGCCTATTTCCCGTTGGAAGGGTCAATAAGCGCGGCTTATACCCGCTGCATCATTCAAATTTCCATGCTACGGGCATCTTGCATCACGTCACCGCTGGAATATGCGCAAATGCAGGGACGGCAGATGATAACCGAGCAAGAAAAGAATAAGATCACCTCAGCTCTCAAACGGATTACAGATGGCGGTTTTCATTTTGACCCTCCAGCAAATAGAAACATTCAAACAATCGTTTCAGCAATTAGAAGAGCGCATAGAATACACGGCATTAAAGTTGCATTTGTCGATTACGTCCAACTTATCAAAGGGGAAAGCAAATTGACCAAAGAGCAGGAAATCATGGGCATTTCCAACCAACTACAAGAACTGGCCGCAAATCTGGAAATCTTTATTTGTGTGATGAGCCAAGAAAACAATGACGGCGAAACCAAACACGCTCGAGCCATCGAAGAGGATTCAGATTGGACGGTTTCAATCGTTCAGGGGCAGGACAAGAAAGCGGCAGATTACAAGGAACATAAGCACATCCTGATTACAAAAGACCGACATAACAGCATGGCGGGAACTAGGTTGCCATTGGTTCTAGATCGCCCTTTTGTGCGATTTGTAACCAAGGAAATTACAGAAGAAGAAACCAAACCCAAAAACCGTAAAGATGCTGGGTTTTAATTCCAGCGATTTGACTTTAACCCGCGATATTAAATTTAACACGCGACATTGAAAACAAAAAAACTTAAATGGCATGGATGTTCAGCAAGAAAATATAATTGATGTTGGAATAGCACATCAAAAGAAAATAAGAGATGAGAAATCAAACACAGCAGCCAAGCAAAATTTATTTGGTGCTTGGTGGGAAGATTTGGATTTAAGTATTGAAAATGCAGTGGTTAAACCAATAGATAGGAACACTTGCGAAAGTATTATAATGGAATACGAGTGGCTAGGTTGTATGCCAGCGGTGGTTTGGCATATGTATGGTATATTTTTTGATGGTGCTTGTGGCGGGGTTGTTTGTTTCGGACCTGAGTATTTAGAAAACCTAGGTAAACTTACGCGAGAAAAAGGAGGGGAGGGTGCGGGTTGGTCAAAATATGGGTATGAGGGGAAAATGATATTATTGAGCCGAGGTGCTTGCACACACTGGGCGCATCCCCATTCTGGAAGCAAGTTAATCAGGCAATCAATGAAAATGCTTCCCGTTAAATATGAAGTTGTTACTGCCACAACAGATCATGCTGCGGGTGAGATAGGCACAATATATCAGGCTTGCGGTTTTTATTATGTTGGCTCTATGCGGGATAGTAATCCCAATGTTAAAAGTAAAAAAATGGACAGGGATGGGTGGTTAGTAGATGGTAAAATATGGGCGGCCAGATCCATTAGGGCTAAATGTGGATCAACAAGAATAGATGATGTTTTAAAGGTATTTCCAAACGTCAAAAAAATTGCACAACATTCTAAGCATAGATATTTTGCTTTCATGGGTAGCAAAAAAGCTAAAAAACAACATTACCAAGCTATATCTCATATTATTAAGCCTTACCCAAAAAGAAAAATTGAATAATAAATCAATTTATAATTACAAAACGCTTGACACCATATAGATAAATGGTAAAACAAAGCCGCTATGACAAACCAACCGACCATATACAAGTTCATTGACCAAGCAGACAGACCACTTAAAAAAGGCGAATCCTATTTTTGGAAGGTTTGCTTTATGCGTAACGGGAAAACAGATAGTTATCCAAGCAGGTCACAAGTTATTGCAATGCGTAAATCCAAGCTATTCAATAATCACAAAGGATTGCAGGACGAGCGTGGCAACAGAAAGACGGCTGAATACCTGTCAGATCAAGGGCATGATGTAGCCTTGGTTCGCACCATTGGGTTATACCTTTAACAAACGATAAAAAGAACCGACATGAACGAATACCATTACGAAACCGAGAGTCACATGAGGGCAAGACATCCATACATAGCGAATCACCTGGCTAATATTGCCGAGTTAATTGACGGGCTTATGGTGGCAAGACTTGAAGGGAAAACCTACACATGGAACGCATGAAGCTGGCACTAACCTTAACGACATTAGCCGCATTTTTAATCGGTGCGGTGTTGACCAGAAAGAAACAAGACAATGAGTGAATTAAAATACCCAGTATGGATCTGCCATCCGTGCGGCGTGAAGCATGGCAACAAGCCAGTAGGCGTGGCAACATGGCATGAGAACACCTGCGACATCTGCGGAGATACAACCGAAGTCACCGAGCCACGCGACTTTGGACATCTGAAAGATACATGGGAGGATGCTGCCAAACTCGCCGCCGTCACCGAGCAACGGGATGGATTAAAGCAAGCGGTGGACTACTGGATGCCGATTCCATCTCTGCCGAACGCCACTGTGAGGTGTGACGACTAGCGACTCACACTTTAATCAGGCGGCTGTATGCCGTCGCATCTACAAACTTGCTAGCAAACTGAATAAACTATGAGCATGATATACGAAGACCGATTCCGAAAAGGCGTAAAGAAACGCCGAGAAATAGCAAATCTCACTATTGACCAAGCCGCCGACAGAATCGGCACATCTAGGCAGATGATCGAATGGTGGGAAAATGGAGTTAGAACCCCGACGCTTAGGATATTTTATACGATATGCGCCGCCTACGAATGCAGCCCAAACGAATTGTTAGGATGGAAAGATGAGTCTTCCGGCTGAACACCCCCGATCAGGAGCGCAAGTCTCCTGCATCGGATGGTTCTAATTTTAACAACCCGAACGAACAATGAAAGACACACCGAGAACAGATAAAAAGATATTTGAACACCCATCTGGCTATGAAGTAGTCATATCAGAACTCGCTTATCAACTTGTGCTCGAACTCAACGCCGCCCGTGCCGAGATCGAACGCTTGGACACAGCAGGTATCCACTCCTGCCACAAGGATTGCCAGCGACCGAACTGCGTGTTGCGTAGGGAGCTAAAAGCCGTCACCGAGCAGCGGGACAGGCTGGCGGAGGCTTTAGAACAATGGCAACCTATCGAGACTGCACCTAAGGATAGATCTTTTATCTTAAGTGCCCATCCTGAACACGGATATCTTATAACTCGTTGGCTAGGGGCTAGGGAAATGTGGGATGGTTGGGCAATTGAACCAACCCACTGGATGTCATTACCAAAACTAACAACACCATGAACAACACACCGACACCGAGGACTGATGCGCAAATTAACGGCAAACCATGCACCCCACTTGAGCGAGAGCAAGCCGAGCTAATCGAGTCGCTTGAGGATCGTATCAGAGAGCTGGAATCTGAGCTTGAGCACTCGAAACAAGTAGCATGGAATCGACTAAGCGATACTGAAAAAGACGAAGCGATTAAGTTCGCATAACAGCCAAGCTGACCGACCGAACGGTTCGGTCTAAAAAATCAACCAACAACCATGAAACTTACAATTAAACAACAAATAAAACTATCCGCTTTGATATTCATAACCTTCTGCCTGTTCTCCGCTTTCATAGGCTGGCTATCTGGTTACGACTTTAATGCACGTAACAGTGACGTTGCATTTTGGGTTTTTATGACCGTGTTTTTAGCTGCACCTTTGTCCGCAATATCATTCGCAATCTAAAAAAATTAACACAATGAACACATACGAAATAAACGACCGAAACGAAGTTGTACCATACACAAGTGGAAGAAGATGCACCGATACAATGGCGTGGAGGGACGCTACGGAACTTGAATTACAACAACAGGATGAAATTAAAACTCTAGAAACCGAGCTAACCGCCGTCACCGAGCAGCGGGACAGGCTGGCGGATCTTGTAAAGCAATTCATATACATCCTAGACATCACCGAAGAAAGCGATGGCGGAAGATTGTTCCACCCAACCAACATCACAAGTTGCCGAGCAGGTGATCTCCAAAAAGCTGGACAGCTTGTCGAAGCATTAAGAAGAGCCGTGAAAGGAGGGGCAGATGAGCTACAAGGGTGATTGGTCAAGAGTAAATGACCTAAAAGCATATCAAGATAATTATGAACTCATTTTCAAACGTCCCAAAGATAGACCCGAACAAGTTCAAGTTTGTCCCCAGCAGAGTAGCCGACCCGATCAACAAGGAGAAGATCGGCAAGAAGGTGATGCTGCTGCCAGAGACACACAGACGCATACATAAGCTGGCTTGCTCTAAGGGTATCTCATTCAGCTCTGCCCTAGAGCTTATGCTTGACACAGAAGAAGCTAAGACACTAGCACCCTCCCAGGTGAACGATTGGATTAAGAATGTCCAAGCACCGAAGGAGCAGGGCTATGCTTCCTACCATATATTTACCAAACCACAAACAAGGAGACAAGCGAATGGCAACACTAAGAAGATTCCCCGCAAGACTTAAAGACACAAAGCCAGAGGATTGCGTTGGCGATGGCTGGCTTGCTCATTTCGAAGAAGCACGGAAGCTAATGAAAGATGGGGGCATAGCGGTGTTTGTAGGCGATTGTGGGACAGGCAAGACCAGAATGAGCTACGAACTAGCCAAGCTCCAGAAAGAGCGCACACAGTATGTTTTTGGCGTAAATAAGATCATGCCAGCGACCTACACCACGGCAGACAAGATGCTGGAGGAGCTTAGATCATCTTTCAGCAGCGACAATGACGCTACAAGTGAACGGAATGTTATGGAGGCCTTCTCTGGTGCTTCATTGCTGGTGATTGATGAGCTAGATTCCTGCGTCAAAAGCGAGTATGGACAGCGAAAGCTAAAGCGAATCATAGATGAACGCTACATGGCAAAGTTACCAACGATCATCATAACCAATCACCCGAAGAACAGGCTCAAGGAGTTGCTACCTAAGCCTGTGATCTCCAGAATAAATGAGGCTGGTAAAGGTTTTCTCTTTGACTGGAAGAGTTTTAGGTGAAAGCGGGTCGATTTAGATTCTTAAAACATTTACATAATGTCGGCTTAAATATACATAAACCTGCTTTTATGTAGCACAAATGAGACATTAAACGGGTTGATTTAAACTTATCAAAAGGATAAAATCTGACAAAAGGTTGATAATTGTATTCAACCTGTGACGTTTTGTAACGGGTTGGTTGCGTTTTATGCAATTATCTCGCGGTTTAATACGTCACTCTTAACGACATATCCGCTTAATCTGTTCTAAAACGTCATATTTGGCGACATATCAGACGAAGCGGAATATCTTAGACTGGCGACCATTAACCGCAGCTTTACGCACCGTAACCACGCCATCCGCTAGTAGTTGGTTCATACGGCGATTTAACGCACTCTCGCCTAGCTTTTGACCCTTACTAGCTAGTTGATCGCCTATCTGAGCCAATGTAAATTCATCGGGCTGGATTGGTTGCGATGCGGTAAATTGCTCCTCGATTAGTTTTTCTAGTGCGGTTAAAGCACTCCCATAGGACTTAGCCATATTCCGTTTTCGTTTTTGATGTTCCATGCTCTCCAGTCTCCTGTTTTAGTGTTGATATATCCGTATGCAAAACCTTGTCTATGCCCTAACCGTGCTGGTTGCCTCTGGGAATAGTGCATTTGCTGAATATCTGCTAGGCATCCAACGCTGATAGCTTGCCCTTTGTCAATGTTTCTAGCTGTGTATTCGTCAGGCGTGTGATCGTGTCCGTGAATTACTGAGTTCCAAACGGAGAAATGAGCTGATGCGGGATGCTTGGACGAAAGGAATCCGTGGATTAGTTTGCAGTTCGTATATGGTAAAACGATGTAGTTATCTACGCTGTAAGTAACGTATTTGATCTTGAGCTGTTTAAACCGTCTTTCCGCTGCCGTAGCTAGTTCTTGGCAACGCTCCCGAAGTATTCCATCTGCCATCTTGGTAGTTTGCTGCCAGATGCGGTCATCGTGGTTTCCTAGCGTTAGGAAGTGCGGCTTATACTTCTCTAGAAATCCCATCCCAGCGTTGAAATCATCCGCTATCCCGTGCGCTTTTTCCTCTGGGCTAGCTCCGTTTCGGATAGCTGAGAAATCCCAGTTGTCCCCTAGATGGATTCGATAGTCAGGTTTCCAATCATCGCAAAAATCAAAGAACTTCTTTAAAGCGATTGGACAAGCTAACTCGCCATGGTTGTCAGTTCCGACAATAAATTTTTTAAAGCTCATATTATTTTAATTTTAATGATTCGTAAGCTGGCCAAAAAACCTCATCGACACATCGAACGATTGGTTCTTGATCGTATTTTTCGCCCCAACCCACTCCAGATATGAGTAAAGAGGCTTCCAACATTTCATGCCGTAAAGTGATAATGATTTCTCTGTCCTTCTTAATCGTATTTGAAATCCAGATAGTTCTGCTTTCATGTTCGTATTGCCCATATGCTTCTTCTAGCTTGCCAACTTTAATCTTAACACGTTGCCCCGCTATCTTGATGCTCGTAGGTAGTTTCATCATATTATACGTTGATACATTGTTTGATTGCTTTTGCGTATGCTTCTGCAATTCCCTTTACGTTGATTCTGGAACAATCCAAAACCGATGACCCGAAGAATGGTTCAAGTATCAAAGCAGGGCAATGGGTAAGCTCCAGGAACTTGCCGCCACGATCCTTCTTGGTGATCGCCTTTACCCCACGCGATTTAATGGTTGGAAACTCCTTTGAGAACTCCGAATCAAACTTCTTAGCAATCCTTCCACCAATCAAAGATGTATGCCAGTAAAGCCATTCATGCCCAGTAGCTTCTGGTGATGCCGAGTTGAAATGCAGCTCGATAGCTAGAGATGCCTTAGCTTCCTTTACCTGCCTAGCTATATCAGCCATCGCTGACCCGTAGCCATTGCCCTTATAATCATCCAAGATAACCGATTTAATCCCATTTAAATCCAGCACATCCCGAAGTTCACTTGCGACCTTTAAATTAAAGTCGCGCTCATTGATCTTCAGCGTAGGACTATAAGCCCCGCCATCATAACGCCCGTTGATTTTGCGGCTGTGTCCTATGCAGATTGCAATCATAATCTCCAATAAACGTAAGTTAATAGAGCTAATACCAACAAAGCTAGAATTTCTGGCATCACGGTATCGGTTTCGTCATCGTTAGGTTCAAGGTTCATTTCAGTATGGCTGCGTCTCGATACGATGCGTCTGAATGGAACTTTTGTCCACGCCCTTCTAATTGCCCTTCCTCAAACTGGTATATCTGCCCCAGCTTCAGGTGGATTGTCGGGGGGTCGTAAAGCGATGACTGCGCGTAGCTTTCTTTGTCTCCTAGCCTCAAGACGCTTGACCCGCAGTTTGGCAGCAGGACTACCATCATCAATGCAATCGTATATTTCATCTTCTAATGTGTCTAGTTCTCGTTCCGCACCCGTCTGCACCCAGAGGATGTAGGCTTGTAATGCGAGGGTTATGGTTTGTATTAAGCTCAATCCTTTTTAAAGGTATTGATTAGCCCGATTGCAGCGAGTCCAGCAGCAATAATGGCACTAGATTGCTCTGGGCTAACTGTGATGCCAAAAGCTGTTGCGATAGCAATAAGACCACGCCAGGTGGATTCTTGTTTTAGATATTCAATGATGATTTTCATTTGATTATTTGATTATACGTTTAATAGGCAAAAGCGAATCTAACCTTTCCTAAAGGGTTGTCAAGACTATTCCCAAGGAAATAATTGTTTATCTTCTCTTTCTTGCAAAATTAAACAAGGTTATCAAGCCAACCAAGATACCAATTACCCCGCCAGTAATCCTAACCCCATACTCAAACTGCTCCTGAAACGTGCTAATCACGCCTAATAATGACGCGACAGTTCCGATTGCCCCGTTGACCAGATTATACAGATGAGAATGTTCGTTCATGGAATTAAAGAATCGAGGCTTTGATCGAGTCGAGCAGATCGCAGTTATCCTTACCAAGGGCAGCATTGATTGCATCTGCGCTAATGGCAGGAATAGCAGGACGTGCTGGACGAGCAGGTATCTTACGACCATCTGGGAGGATTTGTTCTGGAGTAGCTGGGGAAGCAGCAATGGCAGGGATACCTTCGGCGCGAATAGCAACGATCCGTTTGGACATGTTGACGATCTCAGTAACAATTCGTTGTGCAACTTGGTTAGCAATTACCGATTCGGTAGGTGTGATTTCTTTTAGCATATTTTTAGGTTTTTAAAGAATTTTAAAGTAGAGCAGTTACGATCCAAGACGTTCCGTTGTAGCAGACTAAGCATTTTGCTGCACCACCACCAACAACAGCAGACCCAACAACTGGAGTATCTGCGTCATTAACGTAAGCGATTGTGCCTTCATTACCAACAAGTGATGCGACTGCTGTTGGCGTTAATGTAGCACCAAAACTGAACACAGGTGTCCCGCTCGACCAGTCAACGCAAGAAGAACCACCAGTACCATGAAGTGTTCGAGACCCCCAATTTATTGCAAAGGTCGCATCGTTACCAGTAAGAGAACGGTAAACCCAATCAAGTGAAACATTTCCACCGTCATACATATAGCCGTTGAACCAATCAACGATAATTGTGCTATAATAGTCATAAAGGTAACCGTTAGCCCAATCAAGGGTCTGACCAAACGATGATCCATTCCAGTTTTGTAATTGGGCTGATGACCAATCAATTCTTCCTTGAAACGCTCCACCACCAATTATGCAGTTTTCCCAATCTAGCTCGGTAGTTCCGCCTGATCTTTTAGCCTGCCTGTTATTCCACTCAACCGATATAACACCATCCCCGTCATAGAGGTAACGATTCAACCAATCTACGGATGAATTGGTAGCATCCTGTAAAAGTCCATCTTCCCAATTCAAAGTTGTAGCACCTCCTGCATCTGCGAGATTTCTGAGGTTAGTATCAATAGCGGTAACTGCTGATCCATCAACAATTCCGTTGGCAATATGTAAAGCACCCGTCTCCGCAAGGAATCCGTCAATGTTAGCTGATAATGTTAAGTCTGGCATAATTATGGTCTGTTATAGTCTGATGTCCCATCTGGGCGTTTGTATAAAGATGTTCCGTCTGGACGCAGGTATGTAGCAAGAGAAGGAACTCCTCCTGATTTATTCCGTCCAAGTGATAATGAAAGTGAAAAATACATTATGGTGCTGGTGGGTTAGGTCTTGTAATTGGTCTTGGTTTGCCAAAAGTATTTGTTAATGAATAGCCCATGTTAGTAGCTCCAACGTGATTGCATATTTGCGTTTGTCTGAATACGGGTGGATACTAATGCACTAGAACGCATTTCGTCAATACGGATCAATTCATCTGTCAGTTTATCCATAGCCTCGGCATCAGCAATTTGTGACTTCTCCATCTGCCCCTCAGACCTAAGCCAATCAGAATATGTTCCGTGCGCCAGGTATTCAAACCACTCGTCAGGAATCGAAGAAGTTGTTCCACCTGTTCCGTCACCATAAACGGCGGTTGTTTGCTTCTTGTAAGTGGCATATGCCGAAGCACTATTCAAGTCACCATCAACAATCTTTGCCCCTGTGAAGTCAACATAGAAATCAAAGTTCTGTGCGCTGTCAGCAATATATGGAGCAGACCTGTGGATAATAACAAACGTATCCACGGAATCAAGCCCAGCCTGCGTCCAAGGCACATAGCCATTAACCACATCTCTTTCCTCGCCAACAACTAAGAACCTAGGCCAGAAGTTACTAGCACGGTAAGCTCTCTTAGCACGGCTATTTATCATTGCCTTAATCCTAGGAAGCTCAAGGTTTGCAAACTCAACTCCACAAAGTGATTTGATTAAAGGCAGAAGATCGGTTGTATAGTCCTTAGTTTGCATATTGTGTTAATGGTTAAATCTCACGCATTGTGGAGATTTTGTTACTAGCCATAGTCGGCTCAAGTCTCTGGAAATCTTTAATAAAGCCTCTGTCATTCCAACATTCAACTCCATATTTTTGTGCCATTTGAAGATACTCCCGTTGTGGAATCTCGGCTAGGTGGGTCATCTTAGCACCCTTACGCCTACCTCTATCACGGTAATCTTTGGCAATTCGTGCAGCTTCAATTTCACGCTGCTTGGTGATGTCTTTCTTCAGTTGCTCACCCGTAATAATCTCACGGATAAGAGCGTGTGTCATTGCTTCTTCGCTAGGTTGAAGGATCATGGTTTGTAGAAAAAGTATAGGCAGCGAGAGGGATAGAACCTCTCGCCACCCAAGTTTTTTAGAAGTCGCCAGGAGCAATCACGCCCACAACAACAACCACTTTACCAGCGGTCAAGCTGGCAACAGTGCCGTTCCACTCAGCCAAGATAGGCGTTGCGGAAGAAGCGATGCCAACTGGTTTCCAGCCTGCAAGGTAGGTGCTGTTTCCAGCCACTTGAACACAAGCGTCACCACTGTTGCAAACAGGAGTGCCACCATCGGCATCCCATGCGTCAATGAACTCATCTGGGTCGCCTGCAGAAGTGCCAACGTCCAGCGTGATGTCCGAAGCACCAGCGAGGGCTACTTCTTCATAAGCATAGGCAAATGCGACAGCGCCACCAGCAGGGATAACCCCGATGGTTCTTTGTTTTGCGCTGGTTGCGTTTGCTGCGATTTCTGCGAAGTCAGCAACATACACATAGGTGCGAAGGGCTGATTCGTTATTAACAAGTTTATATGCACTCATAGTATTATTTCTTATTTCTTGTTGGTTTAATTAGTATGCGATTTTACCGTGTGCTTGTGGGGATTTACAAACAAGCGTAAGTGCAGTTTTAACGAAGCCACGCTCACCTGCGCCTTGGTTCTCAAGAGCAACAGATTCAAGTGGAAGCAACGTGCCAATGCCAAGATACTTAGGATCAAGGACATAACCAATGTTGGTGGTAGCCGTTGGCATACAAGCAGGGTTGCCGTTGACCAGTTTGATAACACCGAAGTCGGTATCAAAAAGCGATACGCTAAGGGTGATCTTACGGGAAGTTGCATCCTCGTTGACGTTGTATGCAGTAGCGGTGGTAACACCTTCAGCACGGGTGAAGTTAGCGATAACTTTACGGAGTGACACGTTAGCAACCATCGTCAAGTTACCCATCTCACCAGTCTCGGCAAAGATACTGCCAAGAAGGTCATTAAGGGTAGCTTCGGTGAGCGTTGCAGCTTTGATCGAACCAGCAGGGGTGCGATAAGCAGCAGGCACATCGGAAGGGCCAGCAGAGTCAAGCCAGTCACCAAGTCCACGGAGCTTGTATGGGTTCACACCATCTTCAGCTTGGCGGTCGTTTGCGGAAGCAACTGCGAACTCGATGTCGCGTTTGATCTCGCGAAGTGCTTTAGCTTTTGCTTGGGCAACGTCTGCTGGGCCAACGCTTGCGACTGCGTTTTGCAGGTCGGAAACAAGGTAGTCCTTGCGGAAGATTTGCGTGTAGTTACCAAGGCGAGCGCGGTTAGCAAACTTGTTGCTGAAAGCGGTTACATCGGAAGTTTCATTGATACCATCGGCCGAAGGTGCGTCAAGACCGTCAACAATCCATTCGTGAAGAACGCCACTTGCTTTTGCTTTAGCGCAAAGAGAAGTGATTGGAGTTTGTTCAGGCTCAAGCATGGTAAGCATCGAAGAAAGATCCTCGCGGTTTCCTTTATTCGATCCGACAGTGGAACTCGTGCTAGGCACGGTTGGTTGATATGTAGTGGAGATAGGCATAATTTTAGGTGTTTAGAATTTCAATTTATTTGTATTTTTGAGCAGCAATCCAATCTTCAGCAGAACCACTTTGCTCGAACCGTTTCATCGCTTCAGCATATTTGCTTGTTTGTCCCTGCCCTTGCCGTGATGCTCCAGCTCCAACAGGGGAAGCGGGTGGTTTCACCTTCAACTTCTGTCCTGCGCCTTGCATTACTTTTTTTGCAGTTCCAAACTTCGACCTTGCGGCGTGAGCTAGGATGTATTCTATTTGAACCCCAAGTTCGGGTTGGCTTTCTTTAAGCTGCTTTACCAATGGGTCGTTCACAAGTTGACTGTATGCCTTGCCAATTTCCGATTCCTCGTCATTGATCTCTGGCACTTCGGCTTTCGCTGCTTCCTGCCATTGCTGGTTAGCTACTTTATAGCTTTCCAACTTCTGCAAGTGGGCTGCTTGGGCGGGTAGATATTTAGCTATCGCGTCCCTAGCATTGCGATTTGCCAGCTTAATTTGTTTCTTGGTGAACTGTTGATCGCCAACTTCGATGATGTCATCTAGGCTGTAATCTTCATATTCTTCAAGCAACCTATCCGTAGTCTCTAAAGTCCCTTCAAAGGATTCAAACTTCGCTGATATTTCTTCAACGGTGTTAAGTTCTCCAAATGGATTCTGTTCTTTCGGGATAGCTTTTACCTGCGGCTTTGATCCGTTCTGCTCTAGCTGGGCTTGCAATGCTTTCTTCTGTGCGGTCAGTTCCCCGATACGCTCAAGAAGGCGGCTCTTGCCTTTCTTCGCTAGTGCTTGGATCTGCTCAGGTTCAAGGTTAAGCAGGTCGATTTCGTCAGTTGTTTCAGCTTCTTCCTCCTCTTCGGTCACTTCTTCGGCTTCTTCCATCTCACTAGCTTCTTCAAGCTCTTGCTCTGGCTCTTCCTCAGAAACTTCTTCCGTTTCAATCTCGGCTTCTACTTCTTGTGTGTTACCCTCAATAAGCTGCCTAATTAGGGCATCTGAACTAAGGTTGTCTGATACACTGGAATTATCCTCCCCAGCGATGGAGTCTTGGTTTGCTTTCATGTTTTTTTACACCAGTTTGCGCCTTGGCGATGGCGATGCAGAAACATAAGCAGATTACTAATGATTAGTCAATAGCTAATGATTAGCGAAACACTAATGTAAAACAGATGTTTAATCCAAGACGCGACAAAGGGGCTGACCGGTTGGAAACCGATCAACCCCTCTGCACAAACCACAAACAGAAAAGACACTAACTATTTGCAAAGAAAAGATACATCATTGCCGCTTCGAGTCAAGCATACCCAGCAATTCATCTGCGGTTGCAATAGAACCAGCGATCTTCATTACGTCATCAGATGTTGCTGCTTGCCGTAAATCACCGAAAAAACGTTCACGCTCATCACGGATATACTGAAGAATTACTTTGTATTCATCGCGGTCACTCAATGCGAGAACCGATTGTTCTAGGGTAGGGCGTGGAATCATTAGTCTTTTAGTAAGGTTTGTTTATTTGTTATCGCATGGATTTGCTTCCTTTGCAACGCCATTTTTTTCTTGATAAGTTGTTCGGGCTATTCGGGTCATCTTTCCAATCACCCTTGATTTTGGCACTACGAGCGCAGTACGAATCGCCTTTGGAAGTGCCTGGTCTAATACGGTCTTTACCATCGCTGGCTAATCCTGCCAAACCATAACGGATAGTCTTAGTCCGTCCGGTCTCAGGGTTCTTTACGACCTTCTTAAAACGCTTTTCCATAGGTTACTTCCGCTTGATCTTGCGTTCTTGCTTCAGCATTTCCTTGCTAGGCTTCTTACCAGAACCAGCAGCCGCTCTGATGTTGTCATACAATCCACGCTGCGAATACGAGCCGTCTTTTCGTTTAATCATTTCTTTTTTCATAAGATTAACCTTCCATGTTTTGAGTTGATACACCGCTCACGTTAGCCTCGCTAGTTCCAAGCCTGCCTGTTACTGCGTTCTGTGCTTGCATCTGCATCATCTGATACTGCTGTGCGTATTTCTGAATACGAGCTGCGAAAGCCTCGTCACCTTGTAAGCGTTGTGCTACGTCTGGTTGTTGCGTGTAGGCTTGGACAAGTTGCATTGCAAAGGCAGCACCATTCGGTCTAGCTGGCATTTCGATACCTGCGTATATTTTCGACAAGTCATCCGATACATCTTTAAGCATCTTGTCTTGCGCTTCCTCGGCAGGTTGCAACACGTAGTCAGCGATGAACGGATTGATCTGTGCTGCCAATAGCTCAAGCAGTTTATCCACGTTGATACGCCCGTTGCGGTCAATCTGCATTAAGGTAGCGATGTTCTTCATCTGCGTCTCTACCGTCTCAGGGTCAGTCTCGCGGGTGTCAAACGATACGATAATGGAGAAGTTGTCATCGGCATCACCTTTAGCCATCACCTGTGGGTCAGGGCTGCCTGTAACTTGGAAGAATACTTCATCTGGCCCCATGCGTTGAAACAGTTTGAAGGCGAGTGAAAGAATATCCTTAACATGGTCAAGGAACTTGTTCACAACAAACTGCTGGCGAAGTGCCGAAAGCGGGTTCTCAAGATCAAGCCCAACTGCTTTGTCGGCTTGGGAAATCATTTGTGCTTCGATACGCTCACTGCCAGGATCGAACGGTGGAATAGGCCCGTAAGCGATTTCACCCAAACGGCGATAAGGATAAAGTCTGCCTGGTCCCCAATCCTTTGGAGGATGTCCTGCTGGGTGGAAAAGCGGTGGCAACGTAGCCATGCTTGCCCGATCAATCCTGCTGTCTCGCTCTACTTTAACCTGCCACTGTGGACCACGGAGAATGTCAGAGAACGATGTGGTTTCATACATCCGCTTCTGGTTGTCGCTCAAACGTGTCACAATGAACGGATAATCGTCGTAGCCGTTAAGTAGTTCGTGCTTTGCATAGCCATCGGTATCTGGATGAAACACGGTGCAGTAAATCCCTTCGCTGCCATCTTCCTCGTCAATCAAACGCTGGTAAGCATAGACAACCATAATCAAGTCTTGGTCATCACCTAAGTCACGGCGTTGCGAGCGTTCACTTGCCGTCTGGTTATCAAGCGAATCACTTCCTTTAAGTCTTTCAATGGCTTCGTCAACCCACTCGGCATCCCAACCTTCTGTGGCAACTTTCTTTTCAAGCTCTTGTGGGGTGTAGAACGTGCGCCAGAATACGTATGGAGCGCGTTGTGGGTCTGTAACGTAGGACGGGAAGATAACCTCACCATCAGGCTCACAGCTTTGAACAATAGGACAATCAACGCTCATCCTCGGAATACTTACTTCCGTTATGCCCATCATGCGTAGTTCTGATACCGCTTTCTTAACACGCTTCTTGCTCATGTCAGGATAGGCATTTGCAACAAATTCTTCTGCCTCTGCAATGTTGTCACCAAGTAGAATCTCTACAAGTTCTGGCATTGCTGCCTCAATCTCTTGCAGGGTAACTACTTGTTTAAACGTGCGTTTCTCACGCTTCCAACCAACGTATGAAACCATAATGCCCTTCTCAAGAAGGTGGTTAGCACCCAGTTCCATTTGCTTCTTGAAATCTGGGATATAGCTTTTACGCATCCACTTCAAGAACATCGAAACAACCGAAGCCTTAGACATCGAAGTATGGTTCGTTGGGAACGCTTTGATGTGGCTACGGTCAAGTGCTTGGGTAAGCAACGCAACATAGGTATCAATTCTTTCACCAATCGTATTAACCTCCATATCGGAAGCACCATCCCAAGGGAAAGCATTAGCCCCTTTCTTCCGCATATCGCTGGTCTTGCCAGGCCATATATTACGGCGATCATTGTAGGCTCGTTCACACGATTCGATATATTCCTCTTGATCCAATACAGCTTTATCATAAGCATCTTGGAGTCCTCCGATATTCGGTTCGTTCTGAACGTAGATCATCGCTACGTCTTGGTCTGATAATTGATCGCTCATGCAAGGAACTTGTAATGGTTTTCTTCCACTCCGTCAATCTTTGTCGCTTTCATCCATTTGCCAACTAATCCATCTCGCATACTAGCCTTGGGAACTTGGATGTTACACTTCATTGTGTCACGAGTCATTCCCCTTAGCCACATTGGATTAGGGCATACGCCAATGGCATATACTTCAAAAACTTCTGGTTCAGTCTTAACTTCTACTACTGTTTCAGATTCAACACTTTTAACTGCTTTAACTGCTCTTTCTTTTCGTGGTTTCTTTGTATTCATAATCTTAATAGCCTCCCGATCCTTGGCGGGTAATCTGCAATGCACTAGCCTCTACATGGTCAATATCATAGATTGCCGCATAACGCAAGCAATCCAATGGGTCTTTCCATGCTTCCTTCAAACCTTGCTCACCCGTGTATTCTGATAATGCGCTAATGATGTTTCCACATTCCTCGCTCACGTAGAACTTAGGGCGGTTCAAGCTGTCCATCGGCTTGCTTGTATCCCAACTCATCTTGCTAATTAACGCTTGTAAGCCGTCCTCAATGTCCAAGCCAGGAGCAGGTATGCAAATAATGTCGTTCTCGGCTAAGTCCTCAATGATACTGCTGCTACCATCTTGTGCCTGATACTTTGCAGCTCCAAGTCGCGGGTCAATAATGCGGGTATAGATTTCTTCCTCATCCTCAAGGTCAGCAATTAGGTTCACGTAATCACGCATCCCGTAGCCCATTCCCTTTGCTCCCTCTCCAGGCATCCACCTTCCGTTCTTCCATTCTGCCCAATCGCCAATGGTTGTGTCTGGCCATTCCCGATAAACGTAATACGTTCCGCTGCCATCCACGGCAATCCACGCCATAAACCAGTTCTTGCTGCCTGCTGGGTCGATAATCTGATACCTCGTAATTCCCGTTTTGGGTATCATGTCTTGCGGTATGACGTTCACCTCTTTGTTGAACTTGGGGAACTTTGTCGCCTGAGACTTCACAGGAACGCCGTATGCACGAATCAGTATCTTCTCCCTGCTTTCGTTTTTAAGGTCGCTGGCGAGGCGTTCGTAGCCTGAGAATGGGTTGTCCTTGGTATGGAAGTAATGGATCGAAGCGTTACGCTTGTGGCTTATCTGGATGTGGGGCAGAATCTCCCCATTCAGTAACTCTGCTTCCTTGGTGGCTATGGTTTTTGCTTTGTCTAGGTAGTCCTTAATAACCTCCGTCCAGCCATCAATAGGCGTGAAGGTCACAAGCATCTTACTGTTTCGAGTAGCAAGCCTGAATCGCATCGTGTTAATCAGGTCATCTCCAAGCAGGTATTCGTCAAGCCACGCACCCACGTTGTGCCATTGTGCGCTCTTAGACCCAAGTTCAGCACCCTCGATAAAGGTAGGGTTGTTCTGATACTGAGAATAGGTTTTAAATAGAATCTGGCTTTTGTTCGGCAAGATCAAACTGTTGTCGGTAAAGCCGTTCTTCAGCGTATAACTAATGTAGGCGTTGCTACTGGTTTGTTTTACCCGATACTCAGGTGGAAGCCAGTTATACACGGCACTTTGCTGCTGTCTGATGCTAACCTCGGCACTCTGAGCAAAGCACATGATGATACTGCCAGGATTTTCGATAGCAGCTTTTACCACGCTGTAAGAACCAAATGCAGTTTTGCCACTGTTGTGCGACAATACACCACCTATGAAATAACTATTGTAAATAGGAACATGAAAGTCCCATACCTCTTGTAACTCTTGTTCCCTTACATATTTAACAGTAATCAAAGAATCATCTGGTGAAGTTAAGCAAGCCCCTTCTATTGCGATTGTTCTAGCATCAATCCAACCATGTGGTTTATTAAAGAACTTGTGATATTTTGTGCAGGTAATATAGCTATCATCAGAGAACCAAAATGACAACATCGGTTCTAAACCTTTTATAAAAGGCTTTTTAGCCAACGCTACAACTGGTTTTTGTGTGAAACTATCCCAAGCCCATACGTGGAAATCGCCCTGAATATCTTTTACTTTCCTATGCTTACCTAAAAGCGGGTCAAATATCTCTTGGTGTCCAGCGAGACAGCGATTTCCACCAAGCACTAGAATTTCATTCACATTATCTAGCTGCTCCCACGCTTTAAACCAATGCTCTAGCTTAAAGCCGTATCTGAAAGGGTNTTTGTCAGCGTTACGTATAGCTTCCTCCCGTGCAGAGTAAAGCTCGACAAGCTCCTTTGCATCCATCTCGGCAATCTCGTCATCCGTAGGGATTCCAAGTATTTCGTGGGGTGTCCAGTTCATACTACAACCTCAGCTTCGATAACCTTGTTAGCGCGTCTTTGCTTCGATGCCTCAATAAGAACCAAAGCATCCTCAATAGACAAGCCTTCTTTTTTGTTCGCCCCAGCATCTGATATTCCAGCAAGTGAGGATGATTTATCCTGCATAATCCCAATGGTCGTAGCCAGCTTCTCAGGGGAAACTAAGGCCAGTTGCTCAGGATCATCGTGTAATTGTTCAGCTTTCTTGAACAAAAGGTCAGTGTATTCCATAGCAGCCATCGCGTAACGGGTCGAGAACTGCTTGCGTTTCTGCTCTAGAGTGGAGTTATGATCCCACTCAAGCCGTCTGATTGTCTCGTTGGATAGGCTTGTAATACGGCGTATCTCGGTAATGTTCGCCCCTTGTGCCAGCAACCATAGGGCTTTAGCAGCTACATCTGGCTTTGTGTTCTCGGCACAATTCGCAGGCAGGTCTTTAGCTCGCTGCCTAATAGCGTCCATGAACTTAACCATTGAATCTTTGTTATCAATGGTAGAAAGGTCTGTGTCTTTTTCTTCTTCCATGTCTTAGGAATATAAGTATCCGTAAGGATAAGGCAAGCAATTATTTCTGCTTATCTGCCTTCATCTTTAACAAGATTGCTCTGTATGCGTCTTGATTAACTACCCGTTTTTGAGCATATTGATTAAGTAATGCTTCTGGGTTATTGCTGCGTTTCATCTCTCTGTAAATAAAATCTGCTTGCTTCTGGTCATCAAGTTTTCTGATAGCATTATCCCTTTCGCTGATGTTCAGCAGTTTATCGCGTGTTTGTTGCTTGTGATAATTTGCTAATGCTTTAGCGGAATCCTTATCTGTTTTAGCTACATCAAGTATCTTATTGTAAATATCTCCTGGCTGCTTGATTAAATTCTCGTAGGTATCTGATATTGTTTTTCTGTCAACGATTGGTAAATCTTCAACGATTCCATCAATAGCGTTAAGTGCTTCAAGATTTGGCACTTTGTTTTTAGCCATCATTTTCATAAGAGCATCGTTGTCATAACCTAGCACACGCATATTTTTAACGTGTTTAATCAGTTGCTCTTGGTGCGATTTATACAGTGGGTTTAATATGGTTTCATATTCCGCCCCAAGTTCTTCTTTGTTAAGAAGCCTACCAGTTTTATCAGTATCTCTATATCTTGCAGTAGCAAGTTGATCTTTTACAGTATCAAGATCGGATTGAACCTCACGTAATCTGAAGCCAAAACCTTTTTCTTTGGTTGTAACATTTACCCTAATACCACCCATACGCATAGCTGTAACAGCCAATGGGTTCTCTTGTGCTTTCTTAAATTCACGAACAAAGCCTGGTTCAAAAAGTTTTTTGCCAGCCCATGCTGCTTGGTCAACGATCTTGCCATAAAGAGTTGGATCAGTAGTTATTTTCCTTTGTGCTTCGTTATCGTAGTTAGCCAATGCTTGTGATACTCCTTTTAACATGAATCCACCGTTCTCAAGAACACCGTCACCAGCAGTTTCAGCCATTTTGCTTAATGCGTCACCCATTGATTCTCCACGAAATGCCGACATGAATGGTGCGATTACCTGCATTTGTGGAACTAAGTATGTTGCGTTCTTAGTATAAACTTTCCCATCTTTATCACGCTTAATCAATAACGGTGCGTTTTCATCCCACTCTGGAACAATGGTTTCTCGCAATGCCTTCTCTTGTTCTGGTGTTACAGAATCACGATTAAAGCTATTTATTGCCGCAACGCCACCACCATATACTGCTGCTGTTGCAACTATTCTTTTGATGCCTTCTTTTCTTAGTTCGTTTGGATCAACTTGAACACCAAGTCTTGCTGATAGTTCTTTCGCCATTTCTCCATTAACCATTTTTCTGGCAATGTTCCCTTGGTTGAATTGTGTCCTTGCAAGTTCTAGTGTGAATGAAGCGAATTGGCTTAATGGAATACCATTCCTTGAAAGTGTTTTTAGGTTGGAGTTAAGCATATCATAATTCATGTATGTATTGTTGGCCATCTCAGCAGCCAACTTATGAATTTCTTTTTCGTCTGCTCCAACTGCTGCTTTTCTTAGTAGGGTCTTTTGGTTTTCATATACTGAAATCCTAGCCATAATATCAGGAATACTGTAAGCCTTACCAACTGGATCAATGATCTTACTTGTTAATGTTCCAAGTTTTCCAGATTGAAGTCCAGATTGAATGTCTGCAAATTGCATAGATGAAGGCATCATCCCAACTTCTTTTAATTCCTTGAAGTAATCAATATCCTTAATGGTTTTCATTCCTGCAACAGAATGTAACCGTCCATTAGCGAATTGACTAAACCCTCCTTTAACTCCCATTTTCAAACCGTTAAGTGGGTTGTTTGCCATTGTCGCATTGCTAAATAATGATCCAACAAAGTTTGTTCCATAAGAAGCTGGGTTAAAAATAACTTTGAATGCTTTAGACAAAGATGTTCCTGTTTGCCACGAATCTTTAATCAATCTAGTTGCAAGGTCGCCGGCTAGATCATCTGCTTTCTGCCCATACAATTCATTTAATGCAGTTTGAACTTCGGGTGATCCTACAAGCCTTTGGTCGCCAAGATGTGCTTCACCTCTGCGTAATGTTATTGCTTTCATATTCTGAGTTGTTTCATCTGCAACTTTTAGTAATCCAGCGTCAAAAAGCATTTGTGCTATCTTAGAATCAGCGGTGTCATACGAAGCTAAACGTGCAAGTTTTGAAACTGTAAAGCCAAGTTTAGATCCAGCATCAGCATATTCACCAAGGTAATCCCTTAGCTCAGGTGCTAGGTCTTTTCTGTTTTTCAAGACCCCAGCGTTTTGAGAGAAGATATATTGTGCCATCTCATCAGGAGTTCCAGCTTTCTTTGCATTTAAATCTGTAATGTATAAGGCTGCTTTTTCCTTGTCCATGCCGTCATCCATCAATCGTTTCATCAACGATTTGTATTGCTGTTCAGATGGCACATAAGCTCCATCTTCAAAAAATCTATAAGCCCTCGTTACATAGTCACCTTTGTTCAAGCTATCCTCGATCTTCTTAACCATTGCATCTGGGATTTCTTTCTGCCCATTATAATGATTTGCTAGGATTTCCTCTTGAGATTCTCTGATATATTTGCGTCCCAATGAAAGTTGTTCAGCCATTTTCTCCATCCCAACAGGAATGTTTTGAGTAACACCAAGAAGATAATCGTTTGCAAACTTCTCAGCTTGCACTGGATCAGGTGAATTAGCTATGGCATCATTAACATTCTTTAATAAAACGCTACCAATATCTTTACCAGCTTCTGCTCTCCATTTACCAACACGTATTTCTTGGGCTACATCTTTGCCAACAATGGAAGTTGGAACTGCTTTGGCTTTTAGGTCACCAGATAAAATCCAGTTTTTAAACTGCGATGGAGTAATAGAATCTTTTAATGTTTGAGAATCTACATCTTTTGTAAGCATATCTACATATGCCACAGCACCTGCGTCACCATTTTTAATCATGGCATCAATCTCTGCTGGTGGTCTTTTAGCCATACGTCCAAGTAACTTCTGCGCTTGATTTGATGTTACCCCCAAAGCCCCACCTAAAACAATTCCAAGACCAGTTGTTTGAACCGCTTGTTGTCCACTTGGTAATTCACCTGTATCAATCAGGTTTTGAACTGTTAATCCAGCTGGACTGGTTACACCACCAAGTAGCATCTTTGAAGCAATAGGTCTAGCTGCCGCTTGTCTGGATATTGATTGAACTATTCTAGGGCCTTTCTTTACTTCTCCAAATGGAACTAAGTTAAGCAATGTATCTGCACTAACTCGTCCCCATGAAATCTTCGGTTGCCCCTCTATGGTTTGTGCTGCAATAGAACCACTTACTCCACCAGTTATTGCTCCAGTAAAATAACCAATAGTGGCAGCAGTAGGAACAGTTATTAACTCTTCTGGTGTAGCAGCTTGAGGCCCAGCTACTCCTGCTCCTAATGCTAATTTTGTTCCAGTAGCAACTCCAGCTACTTTAGCTCCCTCAGAAATCGCAGCCTCGGCAGCTATGCCAGCAAGTATTCTTTTAATAGATACATCATCTTGTGGTGCATTAGGCATCTCTTTCGCAATAACTTGCTTTGCGATTTCTTCTTCGCTCAACTGCACAGTTTGAGGAACTCCTAAAAGGTTATCAAGAATATCCTTTGACTGCATCCCAGATTTAACTAGATCAGCAGTCAATGGTTTTTCTTTGGCTAACCGCTCAACTATCTGTTGATCTGTAATCTCGCCATCTTGCCTTAGAAGTTTAATGTCATCTAATGTTAAGTCGGCCATTTTATTTAGTGAATTGTGACTTCAGTTCGTTTAGTTTTTCTTCCTCTGGAGATATAGGTTGATTTCCAGATTGTTGCATCTGAGAATCTAATTCTTGCATTGTAATAGTTTTGCCAAATAGACCACCAGTTCCAATAGCGTTTATAAGATCCAATGCTCCAATTTTGTCTCCTTTATTATAAAGCTCTCTTGCTCTAGCTAATTTAGCAGTTTTTTCTTCAATAGTCGTTTCACGTTCAGCTATTGGCTGTGTATAGATAGGGCTAGTTCTTGGAATAGCTTTACCATCTGGTGTGAATCTTGTTCCAGTTGTTTTACCAAGTAATATCTCAGAACCATCTTCAGTTCTAACGATGTCTTTAGATTCTTTTTGTTGAATCTCAACTTGATTATTTATATTTTTAGTAATATCAGATGCTATTTTACCAGCTCTTCTTGCATCTCCAGATTTTAATGCATCGTCAAATAATTGAACCAAATTAGGTTGCACCTCAATGGCATTTGAATTGCCAATTTCCAAAGCATTTCTTACGGATGATGCAAGTTCTTGTGGAGATGCGGTAGGTTCAACTGGTTGTAAAGTTGATGGTTTTAAGTTAGCTGCAAAACCAGATGCTTGCCCAGCAATGGTTGATGCTGTATTAAAATCGCCATTTGCTAATGCTAAATCGTATTGCTCTTTTAATACCTTAGCTTGTGGGGTAAATCCAGATGCTTCAAGTAGAGCAATTTGTGAAGGGAATCCTTGAAGAAGTTTTTGAGCTTCTAGTATTTCTTTTGCTTGAGCCGATCCACGTGCGCCTGCTGCTGCACCTGCTGCTGCCTTACGCATATTAAATTCTTCTTGAGCGCGTTGTTCTTGCAAACCAGTCATCCCAATGTTCAATGAATCTTTAATAGACTCGGCAATTGCAAGCCTATCAATCTGGCTAAGATTAGGATCGTTTAGCTTGCTTAATGCCTCTTGAGCCATTGGTGCTAATCCAGGTATGCCCTTTTCAATAGCACTACTTATTTGGATAGCTTTTTTAATTTCCTTCTCATTATCCCCGTATTGCTTAATAACTCCACCAACCTGCTGCCCTAAGTTAGCCAAAGCATTTCCAGTTGTAGCCCCAGCACGTTCGTATGCGCTAAAGTCCACATTCATTAACTGTGGGTTAATGGTTTCTCCTAGTTGTCGTCCTGATCCGTATGCCATATTATTTTACTTTCGTGTAATCAACAGCTTTGAACCCACCAAGTGTTCTTACGGCCGAAGGTGTTTTCTTTTCAACATCCTGAGCCATTACACCCATTTGGGTTGTATCATCACCTTTGTATTTGTAAGTATAAACAGGCAAGCCTTCATTTGTTTTGCCAACTTTTTTAATATCTGTTTTAAGGCGTTTGTCTGAAAACATAAGTGGAATAGCAGCAGCCGCAGCAGAACCAAACATTCCCATAAGTCCAGATGTCCTAGACGCACTAGCAGCAGCATTTGCTGCGGCGGCTTGTTGTTGCATAGCACGTTGTTGCATACCGATATTAACACCTACATCTGGGTTAATCATTTGTGGAACTGCACTACCAATAGCACCAAGACCTAATTGAAGTTGGTTCTGACCTGCTTGATAAGAAAGTGGTGCATTGCCAAGGGCTTGCAAACCAGGTGCTGTGTAAAAGCTCTGAGCCATATTAAACGCCCCTGTGCGAGCTGCGTCTGCTTCAGCGCGTTTGCGAGCAAGAACATTTTCCCTTCCCATAACCTCTGATGCAAAAGCTGCATTACCACCAAGTCGCCCAGATGCCTGTGCTGCTTCACGAGCAGTTTGCTGATACATCCGTTGTTCTTGAGGAGTAACTCCTTGTGCTGATGCCCTAGCTCTTTCTGCTTCTATTTGTGCGGCCTCAACTTGGGCTTGTGCTTCTGGCGAAAGTGCTTGTGCAAACTGACGGAAAGCAGGGGCTTGACCTGTCATCGAAGCAAGCTCGGCTGCTCTAGCCTCTGCAAGCCCTGCACCAGCCTCTTGTTGTGCTGTTCTACCAAGTGCATACAATCCTTGTTGACCTTGCGAACCTTGTAAAAATCCTTGAACATCAGCCAAATTTCGTCCAAGAAACTCTGGGCGATATTGTGTTTCCAATGAAAGAACATTAGGTAATGCCTTTCCATAGCCAGAAACATATTTTTGAATATCTCCTGCAATATCCATTCCAGGTGCTTTTGCAGATTTAGCCCCTCCATCTAATAATTTACTGCCTACTATTCCTAGTGGTGCGTATTTCTTTATGCTATCAAATAATCCCATATTTTTATTTTTAAAAGTTTTCTGTTAAGTATGGTTAATTGGATTCATTCATAAATGATGTTAATTTGACCAGCATCGAAGGTATCTGTTCCATTTACTGTTGTAATCCGAACCTGAGTAAGTTTATCAGATAATGATTTAAAACCAACAGAAGAAGAAACAAGATTTGTAACGGAAATATTTGCAGATGAAACCCATGAATTACTACTGAGATTGCAAATTGTAGCAATGCCATAAGAAGTTGTACTTGAACCACTTGCTCTTGTTAAAATAAATCCAATAGTTGATGATGAATCACCACCACGATCACTTGCTGCTGAAGTATATCCAGTGTTCTCAATACCTCCAGCATCTCCAATTTGAATAATATAATCACTGCTACCATTGGTGCTTACCCCATTAAACATCACTTTAATACATTTAACCCATGATGGGATTGCAGTAAAATCAATACTTGTTCCACTGGTGCTGTTTTGAACTGTTGCCAATGTTGATGGCTGGGATAACTTTGCTGGAGTTACGTTTGCATCTGCAATCTTAGCAGTGGTTACACCGAGATCAGCAATCTTTCCAGTTGTAACTGCAAGATCAGCAATCTTCCCAGTTGTAACTGCAAGATCAGCAATCTTCCCAGTGGTAACATTCAAATCTGTAATTGCTGCTGTCGTAACAGCGTTTGTCGCAAGTTCATTAGATGTAATGTTAGCAGAGCGAACCTTTAATTTACCAGATGCGACTTCCAAGGTTGTCCCAATAATAGCATCAGATGTTATCGTTGTCTGGTCGATGATATTGTTCATCTTTGTGCTAGTGATAGTATCAGTAGCCGTAAATGTGTAAGTTGTATCAATCGCGCCCATATGTTATTTTTGTGAAATTATTTGTCTATTGGTGATTGAACCAGACACTTTAATAGAATTTATCTTAGGTGAACCTATGGTTCTTGTCAAGATCATCGTGCCAGTATATCCCCTAATACCTCCAAGCCTGCAACGTATGCCTGCTGTTTCTGCTTCGTTTGCAGAACTAGGTGCTAAAACCTCACCACCAAGAAAATCTGTGGTTGTTCCAATAAGTTGTGACACATCTGGATCTTCCGCAGCGAATGATATGCTATACTCACCAGTTTCACCAGCAAGGTTTTGCATAACAAGCTGTGCATCTGTAAATCTTTTCCGATCCATATTCCTGAAATCATACCCACGAGTAGTTAATGATGCGTTAATTGTAGGAGTTACAACTAAACTACCTGTGTTTGATACACTTAAACGGTCAATAGAGCTATCGGAGGCCTCAAGTTGGTGTAACCCACCATTGGCTGTAACTGCATAAATATTATTCCGAACGTCAGCACTACCCAATACAAAGTTTTCAATTAAGAAACGAGAATCTCCAAACGTATCTAGTGATTCCCAACCTTTATTAAGAAAGTTAAAAACCAAAATAGCATTGTTTCCACGTGCATCATTAGCTCCTGCAATAGAATCCAACGGAACAGCAAGGTAATAACGGTTGTTATACAAAATACCTACCGATTTATCAACGTAATCCTTGTTGATACGGTCAATATATGGCTGGATATTCTTGGAAATAGGTTCTTCAACCCCACGAAGGTTGTAATCGTTCATAAACTCAACGGCATAAACGCCATCATCCGACAAAAACATAATCATGTTACCACGTGACACAATAGTTTTCCGTGCTAAACAGCCAACTTCAGACGTAAGCTCTGTAACTTGTGTATCAAGTAGGCTTCCTTGTGTTCCTTTAATTTGATGTAAGCTATTTCTATTTAAAACAATCAACTTATCCTCATAAAATCCGTGCATACCAACCACATAATCAGCAGTTCCACCACTAATGCGGAATTGGTTCTCGATCTGGTCGAAGGTCGTTGTATCAAGAATATCCGATACAGCTATTTCATCAGTAATCTTTGTGCTGGTATAAACTGGTGCGTTAAATGTTCCAGATACAGTGTAATAATGTGGAATCCACAATCTACGCTGGAAATAAACCCCCCAAGGTGCGCCAGGCTGGTGCATAAAACCACCACCTACGCTGAATTGCCCACCAAATTCAAAGACATCAGCAGATGAAGTATTGTAATCTCCAACAGGAGCATACCAACTTATCGAAGTTGTGGTCGCTGCTGTTACATAATACTCGTTTCCTAGCATCCCACTTAATTCTGGGGTAACAGTTTGCCTTACTGCAATAATATCTCCAGCACGAATCGTAGTATTACCTGCAACAATCGCTGTCACAAGCCCACCAACAACGTCAACATCTTTTGCTGTGATGTTAAACGTCTGTGGCTGGGTGTAAGCACCCCCAGGTGAAAGCGTAAAGCCATCTGTAACAGTTGCAGCAGTAACAACAAAGGTTGTGCTGGTTGAAATTCCAGAAGCTACAAATGTAAATGTGTCCTTGTCCACTACTGTCGCAACAACATATGTCCCGTTTGGGGCTGTTCCTCCAGTAAGCCCCGCAATCACAATAGAAGTTCCAACCAGCAATCCGTGTTCACGAACGCTCATGGTCACCACAGTATTAGGACTGGCCGTAGCATTAGAAGTAGCCGAAATAATAGGTCTGCCATTGGGATACCACTCGAAAGCCTGCTGCCCATCTCGGAACAACATCACCTTGTCAAACACCTGAATCATATCGGTGTCAGCTCCAAGAGCTAGTCCAGGCGGGTAGGCAATATCAGTTGTGCTGTAATCAGTTAAATCAATCTTCTTGGCAAGCGTATCCAATGCCACAATCACATACTCTTTGTTATCAGTATTAGGATCACTAAACAAACAAGATGCCCTTACGTTGGCGTTAGCAGCATCGTTAATAGGCATCTGCGACAACGTGCCAGTGGTATCTGTTACAGAAGTAATTCCTACCACCGTGTAATCCAATGTATTAGCATCGTAATACGTCAGTAAATAACTACCATTAACCGCAGTATCAAGTCCAGAGATTGTAGCCCATCCTGTTGTTCCAGCAGCAAATCCATGTGCCGTAACAGTAATACGGATTGTCCCCGTAACAGGAACAGTCACGTTAGAAATAGTCTTAGGCGAATCAATCAAATAAAAGGGTAATTGTAATGGAGTTGACCCAGTAGTAAATGCACTGGTTCTTTCCACAATCCCCTTGCGAGGCTTCCAATAACCCTCCATCCGTCCGTTCAATGACTCCCTTACCTCACCCGCCTGAAGCTGGTTTAACTGCAAACGCTGGTTAATACCAATAAAACCAGTATCGCCATCAATTAACGATTGGTCATCAAGTCCACCATATGAACGGTAAGATGCCACGGTTTATTGATCGTATGCAATGCAAGTTCCGCTGGTTACAGTTACGGCAGTAAAGTTACCACCGATGCCTGTGCCTGCAAGATGGGTAATGGTTTGAAGGTCTGCAATGTTGGCAAGATTACCCTGAAGCGTTGACAACACGGTATCTTCGATGAACTGAATCCAACGATAGTTTTTACCAGTCTGTGCGCCTTCGCCAGAATTTAATACGTGACCGCCATTGCCGCCTTGCAGATGGAACGCTGTTGAACTCATAAGTTTTTTAGAATTTTAAAACTAGCACCATTGCCAGTCGCTATTTGAATCTTTAGCCAATTAACCCAACCTTGTCAATACCTTATTATTTTACTAAGGATTATTCTTCTTCGATATATTCGTTAAGGTTACTAGGCTGGAATCCCCAAGCAAGTAGGGCTGGTTTAATTAAATTCTGCATTACTGAGTCAAGGTCATTGTGGTCGCATGGTGTTTCAATAACCACCTTGCTTAAGGATTTATTGTGAGTTGGTTCTAATGTTATCTTCATATTCTTTTATTTTAAGTTATCGGTCATTTGATATAACTTATCGGTCATACTGATCCTCATTTTCAACAATCAACTTAGCTAGGTCGCGGCTATTCTTAATCGGATTCACCGCTTCATCAAAACCTGCCTCCATCTTTGCTGCTCCACAATCGTTGTCGTAAATATACCACTCCAGCCATTCTTGTTGCTCAACACAAGCCATCAGCACGTCAAAGGACTTCCATATCGCCGTATGCAGTTTGCCATCTATATCCAAACAACCAGCATCATACGCAACATCACAGGCCGCGCTTAACTCCTTATAGTTCCCCACGATCTTATCAATCTTGGCCGTCCATTTCTTAATACGTTCTTGCTTATTCATAGGTGTTGTTGTATTCAAATTATCCCTATTTACGTCCACTTTTGCGTTCACTAGCTTATCAATCCCTACACGCTCGGCATATGCCTTCAGCCAGCTATTCTTCAGATGCCCAAAATCCCTAGGCTCAGTCACAGAAGCAAACTCACCACATATCCCACACTCATCATCATGCCAGGTCGATACCCCACACTCCTTAAACCCATGCCTATCACCACACGGATAACACACCCACACAGGGTAATCCCTTTGCTTCACAACTTTCATACAACCCTTCTACCACCACCATAACCCTTTGCAACTAAATTCTCAATCATTATCCAACACCCCCTCCAACCCATACTCAGGCAATGCCTCACTCGCCCAGTCACAATCCAAATCCATACACACATACTTACCCAATCTACTTCGCCAGATCGCCTTCCTCCCACACTCAACACACGCAACCATCTCATGCGTAGGGCAAACCTCCATCCGATACCCCGCATTATCACCGCAAAACTTGCACTTTATACAACTATCTTGCATATCAACCAATCTCAATCTCCATATCACCATCCTTACTCCCGTCCCATACCTCCAACTTAGCACACTCCAATACCCCTATAATCCCCGCTACCGTCAAATCAAACTCATCCGAATAACAATCAATCAATCTACCCAAATCCTCCGCAAACACCTGAATCTGTTCTCGCTCTGTCATAGTTTTAGTTATCAGGTAACATTCAAATAAGCAATTCTTTTCTGCTCTCAATCGCAACAGCTATCCTAGCCTCAGCAATCTTCATGTATTCTTCATCCCGCTCAATGCCGATGAATTGAAACCCCTCTAGTATCGCTGCCTTACCCGTGCTTCCGCTGCCAGTAAACGGATCAAGCACAATACCCTCTGACGGGGTAACAAGTCTGCATAGGTAGCGCATGAGGGCAGTGGGCTTGACGGTGGGGTGAAGAACACGGATTCCCCTTTGTCTAGGCTTGCTGACTGCGGATTTCTTTCATTTTCGCTAGTGATTGCCTCTTGTCGGCTTGTAAAAATTCTAACCTCTGTTGTGCCGATTGTTTCGACAGGTCTTTGACGTCATAGGGTGCGGCCGGGATATCTTCGTGTTTCCCGTTTATGATCAACAATTTTTCCGAAGGCGGATTGCTCGCCGGCTGGTTCGATGATGCTTTCAGAGAAGCCAAGTAAGATTTGTTTTTTTTCGTCATGGAAAGCACGAGATTGCATCAAAATTAGTAGTTCTTCTCACATCTTGTCAAAGAGTGATTCCGTCAACGCCTCTTGGATAAGATCTTATTTTCCTATCTATTGACCTTTAGATCTTGCTAGCTTCAGCTCCCCAAATTTTGGGAGCGCTCCATTTTACTCAAACCGTGTGCTTAGAGTCAGCGTTTCGGGCGGATATTTTAACTCTAATCTATAGCCGCCGATATTAATATAGGCCGCCTAAGATTCTCAATTCGCTCTGCAACCTTCAGCAAAACGGTCCTCAGGAAACATCAAAAGCTCCTTCACCAAACCCTTAATCTTACCAAATGCCAAGACTGTGATCATTGCAGGGATGATGTAGATAAACCATCCGCCACTATTAAGCAGCACCGCATAGCGCGCAACATGGTTAATATCCTTTCTAATTTCAATGATATCTGGGTCAAAAACTTCCGACAAAACACTATTGCGCTTCTCAAGCCGGTTCCTGAGAAGCTCGGAAGACTCGATCTGCTGTTCTACCTTAAATAACATGATCAGGTCAGTCCTATGAAGCATCCCAAGTCCATTGTTGATCGAATCTTGCAGGAAATTAAACGCCTGATCCGAGCAACACCGGGCATCCAGATGCTTAAGAGTGCGTAGACGGTCGCGAATCTCAAAAAGACGGAATCTCAAACGAAGCCGTAAAGATGGCAAAAGAATCCCCTCGTAAATGAGATGATACATCCCAATTAGTAAAAATGCGTAAAATAAAAATTTCATTGGTCACTGGACTTAACGCTCAACTCAAAGGCGTCTGTCTGAATTTTAGATTTTTCTTTTCCGATCCGTTGCATCTCTAGGGAAATTGTCTTCCTCTGCCATCGGGCATGGAAAAACAATCCCCAAGCAATAACAACGGTCTTTCTAATGTGGTCATAACCCTTACTATCAGACCAACCTCAAACTAGCAAGCCCCTTTGTAGCATTTTTTATCGGGCTAGTTGATGGATCTAAATCTACGGCCGCGCCGGTCGGCAACCCCCTCCCCCCTGCCTGGACAAATACATTGTGCACACGCAACTTGTTACAACATACATAATACCAACTAGAACGAACGTATGAAAGCCTTATAGCATAAGGGATTGATGGGACTAGGAGATAATTGCCGCATCTTTGCCCGCTTTGAACAGTAGTTTTGCGTTGCCCTAGCGTTGTACTGGTTGCAATCCGATACCTAGTCCAACCTCGTAACAAGTGAAGCCGTGCGCGGTGCAATTTTTTCTCTTGAGGAGTAACCCATTTCCTAAGCGTTCTCTGATTCGTTCATGCTTTCATCCATTCATTCAAACGCTTGTTTGTAACGTGTGATTGCCTGCTAACTTGGCTTGCGGTATCGTGCGCTTATTGGTTAGTCAATAGGTAGGTAATACGGTGCGCTTTGTTTGTCGCGTTGCATCGTGCTTGTGGGGTTGTGATTTACCCTAGGGTGATCGTGCTTTACCGTTTGGCTTTGCGTTGTGCCGAGTTTGGCGTGCTTGCGTGCTACTTATTACTTATTTAAATAAGAGAGTGAAAACGGAATGGGGTAGGGGTTGGTAAGAATTCACGTCCTACGCTGAAAAGGTTTGCGGTGCTAACTAAGAGCAAAAGCTTGGACTATAAAGAAGCACGCCCGCGAAGCTTATGGGGTGGATTGGAAAGTTTGTCAAGCTCAAACTCTCTAACCCTTATTTTGTAAGGGATTGCGGGTTTCTTCTAACATTCCAGTATTTCAGAAAAATGCAATTTTGTGAAAGCGTTGGAATTGTCTCAAATCACCTGGTAAACTTCATTTTAAACGCTCAAATCGTATGATTTACCCATAAAAAAGTCTAACAATTTACGCCTTGCAACCCATATAAAATAAGGGAAAATGAAAATAGTTTAGAAAAACATAAAAAAGATATTGCGTTTCAACTCTGCTATGTCATTTTACTCATATCGCCAACGCGAAACAAACCAAACCAAACCACAAACCAAACCAAACCAAACCAACACAATACCCTATGAAAACACAACTAGAAGACGGCGCAATGAACAAGAAGACAGCGACACAATACGCGCTTAAATTGAACGCTATTTATCCCACAATGAAGACCAAGGTTTCTTCTTGCTGGTTAACTGGTGGATATGAAATCCGTATGTCGTATAAAGACGGTTCTTACGAATCTGTTTTTAAATACGTTGAATCATGCGAAGAGTTTCTCCGCGTTCATGCCTAACAAAAAACCCACGCAAGGTTCAATCCCTCGCTAAACCAAACCAACCAAACAAACGAAAGACACAAACATATGACAACTACCACAAACCACGAAAAACAAATCGCTTTTATTCAATCCTATCCAGCGCGCTCTGCATGGTCAAAGGGAGTGAAGGAATACGCCCTAGAACTTCTCGAAAACCTTGAGGGAGATTATCAAAAAGAGAAACTCTTGAACGGCGCGGAAAACTGGAGTTCTTACAGCTACGGCGGATGCGCGTTGGCTTATGATGCGGACATTGCGGAAAGGCTTTGCAATCCTTCAGAGCTTAAAAAGACTCGCAATGGAGATTTACAGCCAAACAGAAATGAAACTTGGCTGGATTGCCAAGCTCGCGCATTAGGACAAGCGGCACGCCTAGTCGATAAGGCATTTAAAGCATAAACCCAAACCATAAAAAGACATGAAACATTCATTTTCCGACTATCTGATGGCGTTCCTGCTCGTCTTGCTGATCCTACTTGGAATTTACATTCAAGGCGGACATTGCGGACTTTCAGATCTTGATCTTTACAGAATCGCCGCCGAACCTTTCAACTTTAAACCATAGAACAAAATGAAAATAAAACTAGCTGGAATTGAATTCAAACAATCGGAAATAAACTCTGCATTGATTGAGGGGAAAACCTTTCTTGCCAATGGGCGCAAGCTATATGCAATCCTGAAAGCGGAGGGAGGCAAAGCATGAAATCAAACTTCGCATCAGCGATTGAGAGGGTGAATAAGTGCCAAACTTTGCGGGATTGTGACAACCTGGAAACTTCATTGCATAGGATCTGGAACAACGGGATTTTTACCGCATCAGAGTTTGCCAGAATAGACTCTGCACTTGTGGCCCGTAAGATTGAGATTGAGAGCCCAGATTGAGATTGAGATTGAAACCCCGAATTGAATCACCTTGCCTCTGATAAGGGGGCAAGGTTTTTCAGGCGAAACGTGTTCACAACCTGGTAAGCCAGTTCTCTGAGGACGCAATCGACAAAATAAAACAAAAATAGAAAGACAAAACAAAATGACAACTGCACAAGCCTATTATGAAGGATTAGCACAAGACCAAGTTGAAAATTGCATGAGCAATCGGAAATTGAGAAATACGATGGATGAAAACCATTCAATGAAAAAAAGATGGGATGAAGTCCAAACCGAAAAAGACATTGAAGACTTGATTTATTTCTTCATGGCTAAACGGAGACAATGGAAAGGATGTATTGGAGAAAGCATGGCGCAAGATGCGTTGGACTTTATCCATGCAAACCGAGACAAGAAAATTCACGAGCTAGGGGAAATTTACGCCAAGTAAAGTATGTTTTACTTAAAACCAAGAAATAAGACTAAAACCGACATTGAATTTGACAAATCTGACGACCTAGCCAACAAACTTTATGAAGCATAAAAAAAGAGCAAACCAGATAAACCCTATTGAGGCGAAGAATAGCCAAGGCCAGACTGAACGCTGGGAGCTATTCAAAGCCGAAAGCGGGGTTTGGACATTGAGAACTCCATTGGGTGAACTTATTGAGTTTGAAAAATTATGGAATAAAAGTCTTTACCAGATAAAACGATGTTTGCAGAATCGCGGCTTGAGGGCTGAATTATGACAAATCTGACGACCCAATCAACAAACAAACCACAACCATGAAAATAAACAAACCATTGATCGTATTCGGGAGTGATCCCGCCGTAACCTATCCGCTCTTGCTTGCCATTGCCGAGCGCAGAGAACGAGAACAAGCTCGCCAAGAAAAGCTATTGAGAATGAAAACTTTCTTGTGGAAGATTCTCACGATACTACAAAACCCATGCGCGTTTTTGCGAGATAAGGCAGAAAATGACTGCAAACCATAAAAAAGAATTGACGGGAAACGCTATTGAGGCGATAAACCCGCACAAGTAATTGAGAAAAGATGAAAAAGACAACAAAACGATTTGAGGAACTGCCAGAGGGCGAGTTCAAAACCTTGGTTGAGATAGTTTGCAGGCACTACAATGCTGATCCAGACTTTGTGCTAGGTGGCAATCATCAACACAGCTCGACAACGCCGAGGAACATCATTGCAACGCTTTGGAGCAGGGCAGCGACATTGAGGGAAACATCCGAGCTTCTTGGCTGGAAGTCTCCGCAGCAGGTTTGCCATGCCAGATTGAGAGTCTCAGCAATGTCAGAACGCCCTAGCCATGCTTACAGATTGAGAGCGATTCTAGACGATGTAAGCAAACTTGTTCCGTGCCTAGTCGCGGAGGAATACACCCCAAATAACGCTCTTGAGAATACAAACCAATAACAAAACGAAAGACAATATGGAAAACGAACAACACGAAAAACCATTTAAACAAATGTATGAACCAATAGAAAACCAGCAGGGCAAGGTTTGCGCTGCTTTCCTCAAAGCTCAAAAAGGCTTTGCCCCAGCATTGAAAACCTCAACGAACCCGCATTTCAAATCTCGATACGCTGATCTTTCGGCGGTAGTTGAGGCTGTGATTGACTCACTTAATGAGAACGGAATTGGATTACTCCAGGTAACGCACCCAAGCACTACTGGAGTAGCTATTGAGACGCTTCTTATCCATGAGAGCGGGGAGAAGCTATCTGGAGGCGTGTTGACCGTTCCAGCAGCAAAGCAAGACCCGCAAGGCTACGGAAGTGCATTAACCTATGCTAGACGTTACTCATTGATGGCAACGTGTGGCATTGCCCCAGAAGATGATGATGGTAACGCAGCAAGCAAAAAGCCTAGCTCATATATTTCAGCCGTATCACCTATCCGTCCGAACCCTGAATCGCTTGTGCGTAGTGCTAAGTCATTGGATGAGCTTGCTACCATATGGCAGAAATTAACACCAGAGGAAAGGATTATCGTTAGTGATACAAAAGACGAGATGAAAGCCAAACTCACCCCACCTAAAAGCAAGTCATTAAAACAACTAATTGAGGAAGCACCAGACGCATGACAGCAAAACTATTGGACATTGAGTATCTGAACGAGACATTTAACTATGACTCATTAACAGGCGATATAACTTGGAAGAAGAAAGGGCCTTGTAGATCAGTAGGAAATAAAGCTGGAAACATAAATGAACGTGGCTATATCTGCATAGGAATAAAAGGCAAAATTATTAAGGCTCATAGGATAGCATTTGCTATGTTCCACGGCAGAAATCCAATCGGAGCTATCGACCATATTAACGGTAATACAAACGATAATAGTATTGCTAATCTTAGAGAAGCGACACCAAGCAATAACCAAGCTAATTGCAAAACCAGAATTGACAATACTTCTGGGGTAAAAGGAGTCCATTATCGTAAATTAACAGGAAAATGGGTAGCTCAAATACAACGCAATAAAAAGCGTTGTTGCATCGGTTACTTCAAAACTAAAGAAGGAGCTCAAAATGCCCGCATTGCTGCCGCACAAGCAGAATATGGGGAATTTGCAAAACACTAATAAACTTATGAAAGAAGGAGATACATACTTCACGCCAAACTTATTGCCATCTGGTTATTACAGAATCATTTGGAATGATGACTTCATCGACCATTTCAACATGGAAAATAACCTTTGCCAT